TCAATTGAGTTTTGAACTTATTACTGATACAAACTTAAGAATTAAAGTTAGGGGATCTGATGGAGTTTTAAGAAGTGCTAATATAACCCTATCATAATCAAAATATCTATTGACTTTACTTTGAAAATGTGCTATAATTACTATTACACATACTAACGTTATGAATAATTTTGTTAAACTTGTCTTAGAAAATGGTGGAAGTATTCACCCACTGATTATTCCAGCATCAGATTTGAAAGGACCATCCATTACAAATCCATCCATTTATAATGATAATGGCAAGATTTTAGTTAATTTGAGAAATATTAACTATACTTTATACCATTCCGAAAAGAAAAAATTTGAACATCCCTGGGGTCCATTAGTTTATATTCATCCAGAAAATGATCTTCGCCTTCGCACATGGAATTATATGTGTGAAATGGATGAAAATATGGGAATTAAGTCATATAACCGTATTGATACTTCAAAGTTTCCCGATAAAGAACTTTGGGAGTTTGTAGGACTTGAAGATTCTCGTATAGTTCGTTGGGATGGTAAACTTTATATCTGTGGTGTAAGAAGAGATCTTGACACCATAGGAACTGGTAGAATGGAATTATCTGAAATTGAAATTACCGATAGTGGCATTAAAGAAATTAGGCAATATAGAATTCCTACTCCGGGACATAAAGGTGATGAAGGATCCTATTGTGAAAAAAATTGGATGCCGATTCTCGATATGCCATACCACTTTGTGAAATGGACCAATGGAACAGAAGTTGCCAAATATGATATAGAAACAAATACTACAGAACAAATTACTCTTACTAATTGGAAAGATCTTGGATGCATTGATTTGAGAGGAGGATCTCAAGTTATTCCAATGGGAGAATATAGAATTGCTTTAAATCATGAAACTTTTCTTTTTAAAAGTCCTGCGGGAAGAAAAGATGGAACATATCGCCACCGGTTTATTGTATGGGATAAGGATTGGAATATTGTGAAAGTTTCTAGGCAATTTTCATTCCTAAATGCTGAAGTGGAATTTGCTGTAGGTATGTGTGAATATGGTAATGATTATCTTATGACCTTTGGGTTTCAAGATAATGCTGCCTATCTATTAAGAGCATCTCAGCAATTTGTACAAGATTACATTTTTGATAATAATTGATTTAATATAGTATGAGAATAGTTCAGGTTGGATCAAATAGAGGAAATGATGATTTGTTTCATCATTTGAATTTAAATTATGATGAATTAGAATTTATTCTTTTGGTAGAAGCAAATTCTCTTCATATTGAAGAATTGAAAAATTGTTATGGTAAATATGATAATTTATTTGTCGAAAATGTTGCAATTAAACCATCTTCCCATACCAATAATGAGATGACCATTTATTATAATACAAATGATGGTCCAGGATATGAAACTGCATCTTGTAATATAACACATATTCATAAGCATAGTCAATATTATAATGGGGGAGAAATAAAATCTTTTACTATTCCATGTTTGACTCTTGAACAATTGTTAGATAAGTATAATATTCAAGAATTAGATTGGTTATTATTGGATATTGAAGGAATAGATGCAGAAATTGTTCTAGATTTTGATTGGAAAAAATACCAAATTAAACGAGTAGAAATTGAGCATTTGCATTTGGGTAAAAATGCTCAAGTAATTGAAAAAATGTTTTTTGAAATGGGATATACTCATACAAATTCTTTACACACTTATGATTGGTCTTTTATTAGAAATTAAAGTTTATGAATGTATCACTAATTTGTGCATGTAAAAACAGAAATGCACCTCTAAAAATATCCCTAACTTCATGGTTATTATTTCCTCAAATTTCGGAAATTATCATTGTTGATTGGAGTTCTGAAGAATCATTAAATGATCTTACAAGTTTAGATCCCAGAATTAAAATTATATCCGTACCAAATCAAAAATATTTTAATCAACCAGAACCTCTAAATCTTGCTGCGAGTTTGGCGACGGGAGATTATATTTTAAAGGTAGATACTGATTATATTTTAAATCCTTATTTTAATTTCTTTGATTTTTATGAGGTTGATGATACTAGTTTTGTTTGTGGAGAAAATGGATATACTCAACCGGAAGTATCTGAAAGTCCATATTTTAAATATTTAAGAGGTCTTCTTTATGTAACAAGAGAAAATTTTTTGAAAATTGGTGGATTTAATGAAAATATTACCAAGTATTATGCTTATGAAGATGATGAAATTGATGATCGTTTGGAATTACTTGGTCTAGAAAAGAAAAAAGTATGCTATAATCATAATATTATTCATATTCCTCATCCAGATAAAAAACGTTTGGAAAATTTTGAAGCATATTATACTGATACCGAATTAACATCTCAAGTTTATAATTCCCTATCCACACATTTTAGTGGAGATGAACTTGAATGGCAGGCAGAATATGTATTAGCACAACAGCATATTCAAAAAAATAAACAGCAATGTTTTACTGAAGATAAGAACTATTATTTTCAATCAAAAATTAAATGGACTATTGATCAGATTAATGCTCAAATTTATATTGCCAAAAAACAATGAATAAATTAGAAAATTTTCCAACCTCATATTATGTGACTTTAGAGGAAAGTGTAGATCGTCAGAAAAATATTACCAATCAATTTAAAAAATATGGAATATCCCCCATTCCTATTGTTTCAAAAAGATTTTCCGAATCGAATGATATTGTAATGGGAAAGTATTTACATCAATTGAATGCTGGAACAGCAGGATGTTGTGTATCCCATTTAAAAGCAATTAAAAATTGGTATGAATCTACAAGTGAAGATTATGCATTCTTTTTTGAGGATGATCTTTCATTAGAAACTGTTCAGTATTGGGATTTTACTTGGGAGGAATTTATAGAATCTTTACCGGAAGATGCTGAGTGTGTTCAGTTACTTACAATTCGTAATAATTTTGAAACTTTTGAAATTCGTGAAAGATATTGGAATGATTGGGGAGCAACTGCATATATTCTTACGAGAGACTATGCTAAAAAGATTATAGATACTTACATCAAAAGAAATATATTTCACCTAGAAATTCCAAATTCCGAAATAATGCCCTTGATAGAAAATATTTTATTTACTAGTGTAGGTAAAAGTTATACTATCCCATTATTTGTAGAAAATATTGAATTTGATTCAACCTTTTCTAAAGATCAAGATAATGATGTAAATGCCGGACAAAAAAATAATCACAAAGTTGCCCATGAAATTGTATTAAGTTATTGGAAAAATAAAATGAAAAAGTATAATGTTGTCGATTGCTTTCCTTATTTTAATGAAAAGGAATTATTAGAACTTAGAATAAATCTTTTAAAAGATCATGTAGATTTATTTGTAATTGTGGATGGAAATTATACTCATAGTGGAAATCAAAAAGAATTCACTTGCAGACAAGTAATTGAAGAACTTAATTTACCGAAAGATAAGATACATCTGATTGAATTGGATATGTCTGATGAATCTGTAGGCCCACCAACTATAGATTATGATATTAGATTTTCTTCAAGTGCCAAAGTTGGAAGTAGAGAAAGATTCCAAAGAGATGCAATTAAGAATGTTTTAGATAAATTTGATGACGATACTATTTTTATTGTTAGTGATTGTGATGAGATTATTAATCCCAACAATATTAATTTCCTAAGTGATATAGTTAAATATAATTCTAGCATTTTAAAAGTTCCCTTGGTTCTCCTTGAAGGTAGAGCAGACTTGAGAGTTTATGATAAATCTGGGAATAGAGAACCTTGGGATCAATCTATGTTTATGTGTTTGAAAAAACATTTAGAACAAAATTCAGCAACTCATATTCGAAATGGAGAAAATTTTGAATTTTTATATGCTGGAGATAATAATCAAATATTTTTAGATTTGGGATGGCATTTTGCCTGGATGCAATCTTCGGAAGATAGGGTATATAAATTTCAATCATTTTGTCATGCAAATGATAATTTAGAAATGCTTTTGAATAAAAATTACACTAAAGAAGAGCATGTTGAATTTATGAGATCTTATTTTCCTGAAGAAGGGCAAATTTCTCCTTCTGGGAATGTAAATCAAATACTTAAAAAATATCCAACAGAAAATCTTCCTGATATTATTTGGAATCTTTTAAGAGTTAAAAATTATCTCTTACCTGAAAATCCTATTGAAAAAAATCAATTGGAAAGATTATTAACTAAGTATTCTTTGGATACTGAAAATTCAGTTAATAATTTTAATTTGGGAGTATGGTATGAGAATTCTGGACATACTGCTCCAGCACTATCATACTTTTTGAGATCTGCTGAAAGATCTGAAGATGATAATCTTGCATATGAATCACTAATTCGGGCATCATATTGCTACGATAAACAAGGTACTAGAGATGGCAGTGCAAAATCTCTTCTTGAGCGAGCACTTTGCCTAATGCCTAGGAGACCTGAAGCATATTTTCTTTTGAGTAGATTTGCCGAAAGAAGAGCATGGTGGCAGGATTGTTACATTTATGCAGATCAAGGATTGATGTTTGCAGATCATGAATCTTATCCTCCTCTTCGTACTGATGTGGAATATCTAGGTAAATATTGTTTACTTTTCGAAAAGGCAGTTTCTGGATATTGGTGGGGTAAGGATAAAGAGTGTAAGGAAATATTTTTAGATTTAAGACAAAATTATTCTTTATCTGAACAATATTCAAAGGCAGTAGATGAAAATTTAACTAAAATGGGAGTGGAGATTCCTGTGACTAAAATTAAAAATATTGTAATTAGTGAAAATTTCTTTGAAGAAGAATATCAAAATGCTTGTAAAATTGAAAGTGATATTAATCAAAATCTTCCAGTTCTATATGAAATTGCAAAAGAATGCTCCCACATCACCGAATTTGGAGTAAGAACTGGTTCAAGTACTAGAGCATTTTTAAATACTAGTGCTAAACTGAGATCATATGATCTTAGCATTGATTCAAATGTAAATCATCTTTTTGATGTAGCAAAGAAACAGGGTAAAGATGTTTCTTATGTTGAATCCGATGTTCTCAATATTGAAATCGAAGATACTGATTTATTGTTTATTGATACTTGGCATCAGTATGAGCAGTTAAAACATGAACTTCAAACTCATTCCAAAAAAGTTAAAAAGTACATAGCATTTCATGATACTCAAACTTATGGAGTTACGGGAGAAAAATGTTCAAATTCCAGTTCGGGTGAAATTGTAACTGGTTATATTGAAAATCCTATGGGTCTTCTCCCGGCAATTATTGAATTTACAATCAGTAATCCAGAATGGCAATTTAAAATTCATAAGACAAATAATAACGGATTAACCGTATTGGAAAAAAAAAAACTTAATCCAATTCCAGTAATTGGAGTCCCGATTGTTAATGGATTTCATTGGTTACAAAGATTAGTTGATAGTATTGATTATCCGGTTAAAGAATTATGTGTAATCAATAATAATGGAAGAGGAGAACTTGATGATGATTTAGAAAAACTTTCTAAAACTCAACATAAATTTATTGGAAAAATTAAAATTTGCAATCTTCCAGCAAATATTGGAGTTTCTGGATCTTGGAATTTAATTATTAAAACTCACATGATGGATCCTTATTGGTTAATTGTGAATCATGATGTTGCATTTTCTCCAGGTCTTCTTAAAGAATTATTTGAAAGGGAAAAAGATGATCAATATGGTATAATTAAAGGAAAGGAATCCCAGTGGGATATATTCTTACTTAAAGATTGGGTGGTTGAAAAATGTGGATTATTTGATGAGAATTTTTATCCTGCTTATGTTGAAGATTGTGATTATTTTATTCGAACTCAAAAACAAAATGTTATAATATACGACATGAATTTACCATATCTTCATGGTGAAAAAAATTATGAAACAACTGGTTCCCAAACTTGGAGAACTGATATGAGTTTGAAAGAGAAATTGGATCATGCCCATACTTCAAATCATTATTATATGGAAGAGAAGTGGGGATCACAATGGAGTGGATATGTGGCAGATTCGAATGGAGTAATAAATCATCATTGTATTTGGAATTATAAACCCCACCAATATCCTTATAACATTTCAACCATGCCAATTACTTATACATCCTATGATTTAAAATTTGTTCGACAAAAGAATCTTGGATTTTGACTCCCTACCCCCTTGACAAACCTCAAGAATCGTCCTATAATACAGAGGTCTTGAAGTTCCTTGTGACTTCGGGAACTCAAGATCTTCCCGTGGTGGGGAAGTGAGTTGGTGGTATATAAAGGGGGGAGAAATCCCCTCTTTTTTCTTATATAAATTACAGTAAATCTTATTAATACCAATTATGAATTTTGTAGTCTATACTAAAAATGATTGTCCATATTGCTACAAGGTTAAACAAGTCCTGGAGTTGACGGGAAGTAACTTTGTGGTGTATAATTTTGATGAGCACTTCACACGAGAAGAGTTTTATTCGGAATTTGGGGAAGGTTCTACATTTCCTCAAGTAATTTGTGATGATAAAAAACTGGGTGGTTATGTGGATACCGTTAAATTTTTGAAAGAAAATCAAATTGTCTGATACAAATATAAATAAAACAGAGATCCACATAAATCGTGGAATTGAACTCATGCTTAGTGGAGGGAAAAGAAAGCAGACCAAACCTTTTCATATAATTTTCGAAAAGATGATTTGCTTTCTTAATCGGGAAGTAACCATCAACTTTGAGTTTTCCTTCCAATCAAGGAAGAAGTAAATAGTTTCCCGGAGAAAAAAAATGTTAGCAACTAGTCTAGTATTCGGTTCATTTCTAATTGTAATGTTTTTCATATTGGGAATTGTAATTGGTTGGGTCTCTAGAGAGTTCCTTATGAACTACCAAGAAAATAGTAACAATCATCAATATCATCCAGAATTTTTTAATAAGGAAGGTGAATTTATAGATCAAGAAATTGTTTCTGTAAGATTTGATCCTGAATATTTTCTAAATGGGGATGAAGAATCCGATGAAGAAGACGAAGATTAATTTATTTTTTATTAACTATAATTATGGCAACCACAACAACTAAAAAGGCAACAACTACAGTTAAAAAGACAACAGTACCAGTAGAAACTCCAGTATCAGAGGATTTACCTGCAAATCCATTTACCTTTGAAGTATTAAATCTTGTGTCAAAGCAAAGAACAAATGCAAAAAAGGTAGAACTTCTGAAGAAATATGAACACCCTTCCATCAAATCCATATTCATTTGGAACTTTGATGAAACTATAGTATCAGTTCTTCCTCCTGGAGATGTTCCATACGCAGCAACCAGTGAACAAAATTCTTTCAGTGGAACTCTTTCTGAAAAGATTAGTGATGCTGTAAGTAAAATGGGGGAACTTGGATCCAATTCTTTAGGTTCTCAGGATCAGGGGAGATCTTCAATTCGTAAAGAATTTCAGAAATTTTATAATTTTGTAAAAGGTGGTAATGATGGACTTAGTTCTCTTCGTAGAGAAAGTATGTTCATCAATATTCTTCAAGGTCTTCATCCACTAGAAGCTGAAATTCTATGCCTTGTAAAGGATAAGAAACTGGATACTAAGTATAAGATTACGAAGGACATTGTTTCTCAGGCATATCCGGATATTCAGTGGGGAAATCGTGGTTGATTGAAAAATTTTAATAATGAGGAAATAACATTGGAAAGTAAAACGAAGGGAAGTACAATGTCCGCAGACAAGGATAAGTTATCTAATACACCTTCAGATCCTTGGTCTGAACATGAAAAGGAACTTTCACGGCAGATTTACGGATGTGAAATCATTCAACAGAGATGTAATAAATTAGATTCCGAAAATCCACAATTGCCAAATGATTCTTTTATAATTTCTTATATTCATGAAGATAAAATCTATCATGATATTACTCGGGGAAATAAACAGGTTCATATATTTGACATGTATTATGATAAATTTGGAACTGATTTGAAATTTATTGAGTGGACAAAGGGAAGAGTTAATCCCCGAGTGTGGGGATACAAGCCTCCCGAAAAGAAAAAAAGGAAATGAGGTAGGGGGGGTCTTGACATGATCCCTTTTTTTGTGTAGAATGATCAAAGTCACCACCCAATAAAATGGACAGAGACAAAATAAAACTCATCATACGCAATTTAGAATTACTACTATATTCCCTGAAAAAAGAATTGGAACTTGATGAACCTAAGAGAACACTGAATGACAAGAGCAAAGAAACTAATTAAATTAATGGATAAATTGGTCAAACAGGATCACTTATATTCTGATGAGCAACTTAGAGAGATGAAGTCTCAACTTCGAATGTTGAAGGGAGAACTTGAAGTATTGGAAAAGAAAACGTCGAAAGGATTTGGAAAGAAATGAAACCTATTAGAGCAAAAGATCTTCTAGAATTAGATCAAAATATGAAAGTTGTGATGATTAGGCAGACACAACTTCCCCAAACTTTGGTGTGGCAAGGTGGTAAGAATGATTATTCCGAAGAACCTATTCA